GTTTTATCAACCATCTTTAGTTCATAATCCCGTTCTTCTGATTTTTCATTTCTATTCAAAACAGCACGCAGGATTTCAGCATTTTGTTCGCTCTGTCGTGTATTTTGCTCACGTAAGAAGCGATTTGATTCATCAACTCGTGCAAGTCCTTCGTTCATTGACTTTTGCATTTCTAATGTAATGTCATTAAGACGCCCCAACTCTTTGTCATGCTGTTTTAACCGCTCCTCATGCGCTTGGACCTGCTTTTCTATTTCCACATATGCCACCTGCTTTCATAAACTAAAAAGAGCAAGCTTTACGCCTGCTCCTCCACTTCATTTAATAAATCATCCTCAATGGCCCAAACCTTTGCTTGAAAATCATCAATATCTTTACGACATTCGACGCGGTTTTGACGGTACAGATTTTGGTCAGTAATCGATTGGTTAATACTTGTATTTCCAGCACTGTCCGTTGTGACATTAGCATTTAGGTAAATAACTTGCTGCCCATTAATTTTCGATTCTCCTGTAATGCTGATTGATTTTTTAGTATTTAATGCCATGATAAATTCCTCCTGTTTATTTAATAATACTGACTATTCAGCAATTTCTTTTTCAAATTCATCTAACAACCGATCATAGATCTCGGCATCTTTACCAGATAACATTCCATCGTAATCATTCAAAATCCGCGGAACTTCATCAAAGTTTCGGGCATACATACCTCCCTCAATCACAACTTCTTCATCCATTAAAATCGCTTGTTCTTTATTAAATGTGGCTACATCTTTTACATCTTGATCTTCGCTATTTTTGAGTTGACCGTTTTCATCAAGCAGATTGAATTTTTCCATCAGAGACTTTTCCTCATCAGAAAGCTCTGTAAAGGCTTCTCGAATACGTTTTACCAGTTTTGTACGATGTCGACTGTCCTTATTCGCTTTAAGCGTCATACCTTCTAAAAAATTGATTGCTGGTGCTAACTCGTTGTTCTTCAATGTGATTTTCATTTTATTCCCTCCATTAAAACAGGAGTTAGAAACTAAGCAGCTTCCAACTCCTGTACTCTTATTTTTAATTGTTCCACTTCTTGCTTCAGCAATTGAACTTCACGTTCATGATCAGAGAGTATTACGTTGTGGTACATGGTTAAACGATCATAAGCTAATCCTTCTACTTGACCTTTCTCATCGTAGAATACAACTTCTGTCATCCCTTTTTCGTGAAATTCATCAGCAATAAATCCATAGTATCGATCTTTTACGTTTCCCGAACTCAATTCAAATTTATCAATCCATGATACTGGATTAATTTCCAAAATTTTCTTCGCATCAGCTACTATCTTATTAGCTACTTGAATATTCATTTTATACTTACGAGCAGATGTAATCCGACCAAGGGTCCCGTAACTTGTGACACATACTTGCGGACCGCTTGAATATGTTTTATTATAGATCGATTTAGACCATACACGGGCACCATTAGAGTCTGCACCAAAACTTATACCACCATATAACGAGGAATCACCGCCACCATTTATATCTGTACGTTGTGCATCTAGAGTTATTCCTCCGGAATTACCAGCCCATAAGTCAATATACTTCGACTGCATCGCTATTTTGTATCCAGCAGTTATCGTTGCTGTTGAAGCCATTTGCTTAATGCTTTCACTAGCACCACTATCTACTTTTGAGGTACCGAGCCTAATAGTAGGTGCTAAATATCTGCGTCCACTAATCGTAGAATCATAGGCATAACCGCTAGCTAAGTAAACACCATGTCTCGCTATAACCCAAGCTTCCGAAAACAAACCGCCAGACTCATCTTTGTTGACGTCTGATCCAGATTGTTTTACGCCAATACCAGCACCACGGATATTCTGTTTAGTATCAGCACCGCTTTTATCCCCATAACCTAACCATGTAGCATCAGTAAAAAAACTACTCGAGAATGGTTCTTGGTATTCTGTTGATGATAAAAGAACGGCTCTGTGTACAGATTGCCACACGCTTGTATTTGGATTAGCCATTTTCAAAGCAATTGCTGGTCTATTTCCTGACCACATGCCAGCTTGCCAGATACCATTTTCTTTATACTGACCAGAATGTGTTTCGGTTGTCAACCCACCATAAGATACAGTCGCTTCGCCAAATGTTCCAGTATAAAACTCAATTTTACCGTTCATCAGATTATAACCTGCTGCTAAAGTGTTACCTGTATCATTTGGCGATAAATATTCACCTCTAGATGCGGTTACTCCAGTAGTAATGTTCATTTGAAAAGTATCATCTAAGTTTTTGATGATTCCCTTGTTGAAAATGACTTCACCAGTAGCAAGGTTTATAGATAAGTTAGTCCCGCTGATCGTTCCCGTAGTAATACTATTTGCATTTAAATTAATAATATTAACATTTGCAGCATTTAGTGTTCCTGTAGTAATTTTAGTCGCTGATAGACTGCCGATTTTGGCATCAGTAATTGCAGCATTCGCAATTTTAGCAGTCGATACAGAAAGATCTGCAATTTGTGCAGTTTTGATCACTCCGTTATCAATTGTTGTCTGGCCTGTAATGTGAACCTTATTACCGGCGATCAATATTGATTCAGTTGATACATTGATTTGGTTGATAACATCACCTTTAGACACTTTAAAATTGATCGTGTCGGACAGTTGAGTAAACTGCGATGACGTTGCCATATCTTCTGGTGCAGGTGTCCACAGTGTTGCTTTGTTTCCTTTTTGTAATTTAAGTTCCTTATATTTAAGAGTGCTATCCAAATAATTAGAGTTCCTAATAGCGACAGTGACTGCGACAGCATCACCAGGAGCGTTGTCAGTCAAAGTGAAATATCCGCTGCCTCCGTTAGGTATCCAACCTTCTTTAGGATTGGGACTCTCTCTAATTATTGTTCCTGCACTGTTATACCAAAACAATTTAACACCCACACCAGTTCCGGTTGTTGATACATCTGTTATATACGCCCTGACAGTATAAATTTCTCCTTCTGTAACTGGAATTTTATAAGTGGTGCCATTAGGATAATGGTTCCATCCATTTATCGTAATACTTTTAAGATTTTGAGTTGAATTTACGAAAAGGTTTCTATCGTTGATGTCCAAATTATTCAAGTCTGTCTGTACTTCTGTAACTGTCTGTCTAATTCCACTAGCTGTTGCTTCAACCTGAGTAGCTTTGGTTAATGCATTGCTAGCGGTTGTCTCAACACTTGAAATAGTTGTTTTCAAACCGTTCGCAGTTGTTTCGACTTGAGTAGCTTTAGTAAGGGCTGAATCGGCTGTTGTCTTGACACTAGCTACTGTTTGAACGGTTCCATTAACTGTTGACTCAATTTGATTTACTTTAGAAGTTTGAGCTTTATCTTCAGGTGCCGGATCCCAATCGGTTGCTATTGAACCACGTTCTACTTTATACTCACATATATCTAAATAGAATGTAGACATATCTATATCACTATTCATAACTACCTGTTGTGGATTAACCCTAAATGCTGTTGCCCCTTCAGGAATTGAATTAAATGTTATAGAATATCGTTTCCAAGTGGTCCCAATTTCTAAGTCCTTCTTATTTGGTGCGTCAGTTTGTGGAAAGAAATAATATGCCATGAAGCTCCATCTAGAAGGTTTCTGTGCCCTAGCAGCGAAAGAAACTGTTATTGGTCCATTATTAATAATACTTTCAGTTAATGACGTAAATGCAATTCCACTAAACAAACTTATAACCGTATTATTCAATGTAGGATTATATCTCTTTATTCTAATAAAGTTTCTCGATCCCTCGGTCATAACTGTTTTGGTAATTGGATATCTATCACTATCATTACTAGATATAGTTGATCTATCAGGAAGCTCTGAGTCTCGTAATAAGTTACGGCCTCCAACTTGAAAGTCATTTTGCCAATCCTTAACACTTGTTAATGTAATCTTCATACTATCTACATCAGTAGATAAAGTATTAGACTTGCTCAATGCGCTATTAGCTGTCGTTTGCACAGTAGCAAGAGTTTGCTTCTGTCCATCTACTGTAATTTCTAATTCATTTACCTTTTTGGTAGTAGCGTCCGACACAGTTTCTATATCCGTCAAACGTCCGGAAAATCCATTTACTGTGTTTTCAATTGAAACAGTCTTGCCCTCCACCGCTTGCGCTTTGCTGTATGCTTCATTCGCTTTTGAGCTAATTGTAGTCACATTGCCATTGATAGTTGCAACATCAGAGACAAGACTATTCACATCAATTTGAATTGCGTCAGCTTTGGCTTTTGCTGCTTGAGCGTCCTCAGTAGCTTGTTCAGCAGCAGCTTGCGCTTGTTCACCTGCTTGTTTTGCTTGATCGACCGATTCCTTAACTGCATCTGGATTGATAAAAGGCACCCAATCAAAGCCATCCCAGTAATTCATAATGGTTTGTTCACCATCGATTTGGTACCAAATATCCCCTTTGTTTGCGTTAGTGGGTCTATCTGGACCTTGAAAAACTTGATTTTTCCCATCTGCGGATATCCAAGCTTGATTTGCTGTGCTTATTGCATTTTCTAGACCAGCTTGAACTTCCTTACGGTATTCATTTTCTTCATTGATATTTTTTTGGATAATATTGTCAGATCCACATGATATATCGTGATCAATAATGTTCCCTTCAGTATCATAGCTTGTGGTATATGACATGATTCGAATTTTTTGTTCAAATTCAAGATCCTTGTTGATCGCCATGATATAATCGCCCTCGTGAGGTTGATCATATTCATAACCAGCTTTCGTTAAATCTTCCATATCGATATCAACTGATATCCCATAAGAACTTTCCACATCATTTTTTAAACGATCAATAAAATTACTTTCAACTTTATACCGTTCATCAACGATAGGATCGCCCTCAAGTTTTCCGTATAACTCAGCAAGCGGACTCAAATACTCAACTATTAATCTCCCCTTAGATTCATCATCGGGATCAAAAAAAGCACCATATCCTCTCAAATAGGTAATGAAAGAACCCGGATCCTTTTCTATCCTAAGCTCATTCAAATTGAATCCTTTTTTTACTATTGTTGAAAGATTTGTTCCAACCTTTTCAAGAATACGGACAATTTTCCCATTTACCGAAAACTCAACACCTGTAGAAGAAATAAAATCTTTGAATAAATCAAGGCGATTTTTCATTCCAAAACTTTCTTTTTCAAAAGATGGTATGGTTACTTCTAAGCGATATTCATAACCACTACCATTGAAAATGAATTGCAGATAGGCATTAGCAGTATTTGAACCATTCATTTCGGAATAAATTACAGATTTTCTCAAATCAAAAAAGAATTCATGAACCGCATCGAACTCAACAACAATACGATTACCTTCGTCAATAGGATTTACATAGGTTAAACAATAATTTTCCTCTTCAAACTGTAATCGCCATCCACGACCAATACCTTCTAAAATTTCATCGTTTGTATAGATAGTACCGGATAAAGATTTTTCGCCATTCACGCCCTTTGTTTTCTGACACTCAACAATTGCAGCGTGTTGTTTACCATATTCATCAATAAAATTAATCACTCAATCACCTCCCTACTTATAGAGTTCAACGAAATTGAGTAGTTGAATTGATCCTTTAAAATTTGTTGTCAAAGCGATTTTTCCACTTGCAGATGGTGTTAAAATAAAGTGCTCATAATTGGTTTTATCATTGACGTTCAAAGCGTTCAATGTCGTCTCTATTCCCTTCAACAACAGAATATCTCCGCTTGCTAATGGCGTAACTGCATGATAAATGAACGTACGATCACCCACCTTGACAGAAATATCACCACTTTGGAGAGCATTTGAAGTTAGTTTCATTATCCATGGCCATTCTAATTGGCTACATTTTGCAGTTCCTGCGTAATCAATAGTTGATGAAACAGTAACTGATCTTGGAATAGTCTCCCCAAATGGAAGTTCTGCTGTTCTTCCTTCAAAGGAAAATTTCATTCTTAAACCTGCAGCCGATAATCCAACAAATGTATATGAAATTTCGTTTTCTACAATTATTTTGTATCGATACTTATACGCTTGATGTGGAATAGCAAGTAAATTTAAATCGCTTGTTTTTTGACCAGGTAATTCAAAATCATACAGTCCAGCAGTAGGGAATAATTTGGTAATATAAAAAGGCTCATCATTGCTGATAAGCCCATTTATCTGATCCTTCTTTTCTTCTAATTCATATGCACTTTGAACAACGAAAGTTCCTGAAATAACGATCCGTTTTTCTTTGTGTACTGCCCCGGAGAATATATATCCACTTCGGTTTGTTACTTCTCTTTTATTCGTGGTTATAGAAGGTGAACTGTCTTGAAAGTCAGTGACAAGTAACCCAATGGAGGAAAGTTTCGTTTCAACTCCATCTTTTGTGATCAAAGCATCCATTGTCTTTCCCCCCTAGTTAAAATACTCATTTTTATTATGATCTCTCGCTTCTTTTCGTTTAACTGTCGTGTAAATCTTATCTCCAACAATTTCATTGTGAACATAGATTTCATCCTTTTTGAGTTCCGATTCTGCGATATCTCGATCCATTTCATCAGTCAAGGTACTGATATTTTTATTAGTGAAAGTAGTATCTCCAACCATCACTGCTTCTGCTTGGTACTGCTGCGCTTTGATTATAGAACCGAATTCATTAGCCTGCTTAGTTACGAATCCAAACATCGCTTGCATACCTAACCCAAGCCCTTTTCCTAACATTTCACCCATCCATGTAGTAATTCTTGAAGGAGAATGAATATCAAGTGCTCGTTGGAGCGTCCTTCGTACATTGTAAGCAATGCTATTTGCAACGCTATAAATATACCCCGATGAACTCGAAAGGCCACTAGCAAGACCAGCGCCTGCATAATACCCAATACTATTCATCTGATAGCGAAGACTTGAAAAAGCAGAAACAATTCTTGATGATGAGTTTCTCGCTGTAGACACCATTCGATTCATTCCAGTGTTGAATGTTGAAACCATTTGCGAAGTGCTACTACTAATCGACCGAGTTGCTTGACTCATAGACTGTGTACTTGCCTTGCTGACACTAGAAAAACCTTTATTTACTGTATTAGATACTCTTTGCATCGCACTTGAAGCAGTTCGTTCCATATTTTGCATAGATTGACCCACATTACGAGCCATTGAAGTGATCTCTTTTGTCGAATTCTGATTAATTCCAGAAGTGCTACTGTTTACATTATTTTGCATCGTATTCGCAGCACTTGTAGCGTTCTGTGTTGCTGTATTCATGTTGCTAGTAACGCTAGATTGTAGACTACCTAAAGAGCTTGTTACATCACTGGCCATCGCAGAATAGTCACTAGTCGTATTAGATTTTGCATTCTTAGCGGCTTTTGTTGCATCCACCGAAGCAATGCTGCTTAAATCTGATACTGAGTTTTGCATGCTAGACATTGATTTACTAACGCTAGAGTTTGCTGTACTAAAACTGCTTGCGACTGATTGAGTAGCTGACTGTGTATCAGAATCCATTTCATCGCCTTTGGATTTTGATTTGCCGGTGATTGTATCCCACAAACTACCAAATCCATTCTTGATTCCATCCCATGCGCCTTTTAAAACTCCAGGGATAGCTTCTAGAACACCGCTCGCAAGAGATTTAACAATATCCCAACCAGCAGCTAAAATACTAGGCAACATTTGAATGATAGTTGCTACCAATGACATGATAATTTGAATACCACTTGAAATGATATTAGGTAGATTTTGTACTATACCGCTAACTAAAGCTTGGATAATCTGAACCGCTGCTTGTAAGATCATTGGTAAATTTTGCACAATGAAATTACATAAGGCTTGAACGATTTGAACTGCACCGTTCAACAATTGAGGAATGTTAGCCATCAATCCACTGATTAAAGTCAAGATCGCATTCAAAGCTACTGGGAGTAACTGAGGTAACAATTGTGTTAATCCATTAATTAAACTTAATAGAATTTGAATACCGGTCTGAATAATCTGTGGTAGATTTGAAACAATATTTCCAACAAAAGCTTCTAGAATTTGTTGCACTGAACTAACGATTTGCGGAATGTTTTCTACAATACCGTTGATTAAGCTTAACAATAAATTCATACCCATGACAATTAGCTGAGGTAACGCGCTAGCTAAAGAAGTCAATATAGTAGTAATGATGGTCAATGCTGAACTAATTAATGATGGTAAATTTTGTGCTACTCCTCCAACAAGTGAACCTATTATATCAACACCAGCTTGCACAATAACAGGCAACATTGTTGCAATCGTATTGGCCAACTTACTAATTAATTGAGTTCCGCTTGTAATTAGTTGCGGTAGCTGTGAAGTAATCCCTTTGACAAAATTTGAAATAACTTCGGGTCCCTTTGTTGTGACCATTTTTAACAGTTGATCAATTTGATCCCCGAATTGATTGTTTACTAAACCAAGCCCTGCAACAACTAATCCTAGTATTGCGGCTGGTCCTATAGATGCTAGTGCAACTTGCATAATCGTTGCCATCGCAGAAGTCATACCGCTCAAGGCGCCCATTCCAACCGTTGCCGCAGACGAAAGTCCACCGCCAATTTTTGGAAAAAGTCCAATTAAACCACTGACACCACCGGAAACTATTCCAAATGCTGAACTTAAAGGGCCGGATAAAATACCGGAAAATTTAATGAACCCGCCTGTCAGCTTTGATAACATTGGTAAAGCGCCACTCAACGTCAACGCGCCACCAAGCAAAGCAACAACTGGTAAAATTCTGGAGATAGCACTCTGCATGTTCTTCAGCGCATCACCTGACAACTTTGTCCCATTGATAAAATGATCCAAAATTGGGATCACACTGTCGATGGCTTTGTTAATCTTATCCATGTTGAAATCGCCGATTTTATCAGTAATTTTACTGATAGCATCGATTCCGACTTGCGAAAGCTTATCAAAAGAAGGCTGTAGCTTGTTCGTCAACGTCTCACGTAACCCGTCCATAGCTTGACCGACAGTTTTATATTCTGTTGCCATTTTGCTAAATGTTTTATTTGTACCAACTTTAGTAATAGCATCAAAGAAATCCTGTGTTTTGATCGTACCGTCTTGAACAGCCGTAACCATTTCAGACGTTGACATTCCCATTTGTTTAGCAACAGCAGCGATCCCAGCAGGTGTTTGTTCTAGCATTAACTTAAAGTCTTGCCATTGAACCATTGGCTTCGCAGCCATTTGAGTAGCTTGTTGACTTAAAGTCGTCATAGCTTGTGTTGGATTTTCCGCTGCGGCTGCAAGTCCACCAAATCCCATAACTAATTTATCCGTGTTTTTAATACCAACTGCCGCCAGCTGACTATATGTCGTAGCCATTTCGGAAGCTGAATAGATTGTTTGAGTTGCGAAGTCTTGTAATTCTTTTTTTACACTAGCAATTTCCTTTTTCCCCATGCCAATGTTTTCCATATTGGCATTGAACGTTTTCCACGTTGCAGACCCTTCATTGAGATCTCCAACTAATCCTGTAATAGCACCCGAGATCATTGATATTCCCTTTTGTGCTATTGCATAGGCTGCACCAATTCCAGCAACTTTTTTGATTAATCCGCTAGTGGCATCTGTTACATCATTTGTTTTAGATCCCATTTTGCTTAGTGCAGATGCTGCTTTCGTTCCAGCTTTGTTGAAAGCATTAGTTAACCCACTACCAACCTTGGTACCAATTGAGGTTGTAGTTTTCACTATCCCATTCAAGCCTTTTGCAACTAGGCTCGAAGTTTCGCTTGCAGCTTTTGAGACAACTCCAAAGCCTTTTTTTATGGGCTGAGGAATTTTTTCACCGATAGATGCGATTACTCGTTGAATTTGACCCCCTGCAGCACTAAAAGGAGCAACCACGCTTGTTTTTAATCCGTTTAATTTTGAAGGAATAGTAGAGCTTAATTGTCCCATAATACTTCCAACCCTTGAAACAATGCTATTTGTACTATTAGTCATACTAGACTGCACTTTACTCATTGCCGAAGTAGTGCTACTAACGACCTCTGACATTGCCTTTTTATAGTCTCCAGTATCTGCTCCAATCAAAGCCTTAATGGATCCGGTAATGCTTCCTGACATCTATCTCACCTCCTATTTCTAAAGTGTTCCAAAGCTTTCAAAGCTTTATCCAAGCGCTTGTTACCTTTTTTCGTTTGTTTAGCATTTCGATCAAATGCTTTCTTAATTCGATTTTCTGCTGATTTTTTATTAATAATTTTTTTCATTTGTGGCTTTTTAGCATTTAAGATATAGCGCAAATTAAATCCAAAAATAGCATTTTGTTCCTGTTTGTCTAATTCACGCAAACTCAAGCCTTCAAGAATTGCTTCAAGTTCCCATAAGTAACAATTCATAATCAAATCAATATCAGTTAAACCATACCTTGCACAGTTGACTATGAGATCTCTTTCGTGATTCTTTCCGCTAATTTCTTCAACTCGTCCGCTTGAAGCTTCGACTCTTCCGTTTCTCGAGCCGCTATAACTTTGTGAGCTTTCTCCAGATTCTCCTTGTATTTGCGGATCTTGCTCACGAAAAAACCTGATGCTAACATTTCTTCTTTCAGATCAGCAAAAATTTGATTGTAGGCTTCCTCTTCACCCATTCCGCTATTAACAAGATTGTCTGTATAATTTTGTACAGCTTCTAAAACATCATTTTCGGTAAAATTCTTATCGACAAGTTGTAACAAGTTGACTAAAGCATCATCTTCTTTCTCTAGAACTTGAACAAAAAGAATCCCGGCACCATCATTTTGAGAATTTCCATCCGCATCTTTTGATGCTAATTTTTTGTTAGCCTTAAAATTTAAAGCGTAGTTGAATTTGATATTGCAATCTTTGTTTTTTACTTTGATATCAAAAGACATTTAACCATTCCTCCTAAATAAAAAAGAGCCAGTCTAACGACTAACTCTTTTAATTGCTTCCACATATTTTGCTGACGCTTTTCTTTTATTAACAAAAGATAGATCATCTTCAAATGGTGATGTATCAACGTACTTGCCTTTAAAGAATAGATCGCGATCTTTTTCGGTTACTCCTGCATTATGAAGAATTTTTACTTGTTTACATTTCTCAATTGAATCCGTAGAAAAGCAAAAAGATAATTCTTCGTGGATTTTAGGTCCAACATTGAAATACATCATATTCCAAAGTTGCGCCCACATTTCAGCAGTCCATTTTTGAATGTTGCTATTCACTTTTTTAAAGTATTGATAAAGACGATTTGAATCGAAATAAACTTTTTTCCAATACTCCGCTCTAGGATTCTTTATAACCCACTGTGCACCACCAGAATTAAAATTAATGGTTTCCAACGATTCCACTGAAACATTTACGATCTCAGCCATACCTTTCAAAATAGATTCTCCATTTTCACAACTGCGAATATAATCAAGATTTAGGTAGTGGTTGCAATCACTGCAATACCAAACATCTTCTTTTGAAGTCATTTTACGCAAATCAATCTTTTGATTGAAAATGACATCCGAATCAATATAAACATACCGCTCTTTTTCACGTTTAGGATCTTCTTTCAAGTATTGCCACCACAGATAAGGCTTGATAGAAGGAATATAACCTTTATCCTCTCTATCATCTCTATATACGTGAACTTCAACATTGTATTTATCAGCTAAATAAGCAGGAATTGTTGAATCATGTTCGCTAAAAAGCAGTACAATATCATTGATACCGAACGACTTCAAGTTAGTTAAACAAACTTCAAGTTCCCACTTGAAACGATTGATAGCAGGTTGACAAAGAATATATTTCATTTTTCTCACCTACTCCTGCGTCGTTGTGGTGGTAGTTGCTTGTGTTGTGGTCGTAGTCGTTTGAATATCATCGTAGTCTCCAGTTGTTTCACCTGGGTTTTGGTAATCATACAGTGCTTCAATTGCTGAAATATCGTCATTTGATAATGGGAATTTACCTTCTTGAAGTTTTCCGATAATGTTTAATGTGTAAGAAGCTTCCACAAGATCATCACCGTCCGCAATCTCCACATCATCGGGCATACCGTAGCCGAATTCCGCTGGATATAGCTTTACATCAGTTTCTCCTTCGGCTTCTTCAGCAACAGAATCATCAATTTCCACACGCCAAACTTTTACAGACGTTCCATTTTTCTTTGCATCTTTGACAACTTTGATCGCTTCGTCTTTCGGTACAAAATATTGTGTCAAATCAATCGAATGCTCGTCAGTTGATTTGATGATAATACGCCCCATTTTAGTTTGCTCATCAATATTTTCTCCGCCATATGTTACGCCCCCTTCTGTTTGAAAAGCAGGCAATAGCGCAGGTGAGCCAATTTCTGCAGAAACTGATTGGATAAAATACCAGACTTTCTTAGCAGTCAATGCTTTACCTGTAGTTTTTTTGACGCCATTATTTACAATAGCCATGTTTCATTCCTCCTAAATTATTAGTTCGTTGATTCTGAAAACTACATGATAGACTTCTCGACCAACTGAGCTATCAATAAGTACTTGGTGAGTAAGCCGCTTGTTTAACGCAACTTTCGTTTTAAAAATAGCTTCTTCTAAATTTGTCCGACTGTTAATCGGATAAAATAAATCGATCTGCAAACTTGTATCAACGATCGCTGGTCCAAATTTAGCACTTGGTGAATCGTCACCTGTATGAGCGCCTATCACATAAAAAGGCTCCTTGATCGATTGATCTGGGAGCTTAAATTCTACTGGTATTCCTGTAGCTGAGAGCTTAATAGAAATATTTTTCAAGTATTCTGTCATTGGAGAGTACATACAATCATCCTCTCACTAATTTGGTAAGTCGTTTTTGAAGTATTGGCCAATCTGCTTTTAATGCCGGAAATAGAAAAGGTTGTGCAAACATGAATCGTGTTCCCATCTCTACAAAAATAGAATAGTTCGCTGGCGAAATAACTTCTGCTTGCATCAATCCGATTACACTAGCATAAATATTATTCGACATCCACCCGGTATCCCAAGGAGCTAATTTCTTACTTCCCTTTTCTACACGTAAACTAGATAGCTTAATTTCTTGATCAATTGCTTTTTCTAATTGTGGTGCTTTTCGCTGAACGTTTCGAATAAATTGCTTCATGCCTTTTATTTTCACGCTTTTACTCATGTCAAAATCACCACCGTTGAATTTCGGTGCCACTTCGTCTGATAAACAGATCGCTCCAGACCGTCATATTCAATTTTAGAAAAACCTTTGTGGATCCCTTGAATATGCAATTTGAACGCCTTCTGATTGTACTTTCCAAAGATTCCTATTTGTTCATTACTTGATAATCCAGTTTTGCCGCACGGCTCAATTACTTTCTTTTCCTCAATGTCGTCATCGCCAAGATAACCAGGGACCTTTCTTTCATAGGTTATCTTGACGCGATCATTGTAATTCAACTAAAAAACCTCGTGATACCTTTGCCGGCACGAATTGTGGGCTTAGTATACTCATCGAAAATATCCAGATACTCATTCAAATAAGATGGTTCCCAAGAATAGGAACGACCTTCCTCACTATCTGCAGTAGTCCCCTCACTGTTGCGTTTATTAAAACGTTTGATAGCGACATCCCTTTGAATATAGATCAGGTCTGTTGGAATAGTCTTGTGCTTGTCAGTATCATTTTTTGCAGCAAATTGATTTAAAACGGATAAGATCCGTTGCTCGCTATCCTCAATAATCAAATTAAGCAACGGATCTTGTAACGCATCTTGAATACCTAGAAACAGCTTGATGTCTTCTAGCATTTCTATCCCCTACCTTATCCTTCGGTCGTTGTAGTCGTTGTAGTTGGCGCTACGGCTTCGATAGTTGCTTCTACTACGCCAGCAGGAATTTCTGGGAACAAGACTAATGCATTCATGAATAGTGATTCGTAAGTTGCATTGCGCAATGTACGTCCGCGAGTAGCAGAAATGAACCCTGTTTCATCTGTGAAATCTACAAAGATATCACCTAGATCGCTAGCTTTCATATCCAAATAAGCTAATACGATATTGTCAACTGCAGTTGAATAAACTTTACCTTCTGGAATTGCGTTTAATACAACAACATTAGTAGCTCCCAAGAAGTTTTTCAGCAACGTCATTCCAAAAACATTCGATGCATCAGCTAAGACTTTTGTGTCACCAAGATATGTCGCTGCATCCATTGGATTAATAAATGAAACGAATTGTGCACCGTCAAACTCTTCAAATGTGCTTAATTTTCCCCAAGATTGAGCCAATGCTTTTTGCAATCCGTCTGCTGGAATTTTTGTTGGCGCTGTGCCTAAAAAGTCAACAAATTTTGTTTTAATTCCACCTTGGATTTGACGTAATAATTTATTATCAGCTTGATCAATTGCTAATGATGCTCCATGCCGAGCAATCGATTCAGCAGTCACAGCGCGACGCCATTTGTTAAACGTTACTTGATAAGACTTATCTTTTGCACGAGTAACTTTAGATAGAGGAATGTCTTCACCTTCTGCGACATTTCCAGATTTTAAATCAGTCGTCCATTTGTACATTTGGATTTTCATATCACTTGATAATGGTTCTAAACGTGTAACGCCCAACAGTTCAAGTAATTCTTTGATACCGGCTTCAAATCGGTTAACGAAATCGATCGACTTGATTTCCCCAAGATCGTCCATGGTTGTTAAATTTGTTTCAGCAGCAAAAAACTGTAGTTGCATTTTCATGAATCGTTTTTTATTTGTTTTTGACATGTTTTTCATTTGTTGTTCCTCCTAAAATAGTTCTCTATTTGCAGCAATCATTCGTTGGCGTTCAGCGGTGTCTTTGATCGCCATGATTTCCGCTTTGGTCATTTGACCAGTACCAGTACCAACTTTTGTTTTGTTTTTAGAAGCCAATCGTTCATTGACCTTTGCTTCTACCGCTTTGTCCCATTCGGCACGAAAAGCTTTCACATCTTCTAAGATATCTTCGGCAGTATCTCCGGTTATACGATGGGCAAAATCTGCCGGAATTCCTTGAGCAGTTAGTTGTTTGCCTTTTTCAACAAACAATTGCTCTTTCCGGAATTCTTCTTTTTCTTTCTCGAACTCCTCTTTTTCCTTTTGAATCAAGGCTTTTTGGCGATCTTCTTCAGAAAGCTTCGCCAATCTAGCAGCTTCATTTTTTTGTTCTTCTAATTCTTTTTGCCATCTTGATTTCTTGTTTTTAATGATAGAATCAACATCTTTGTCATCTTTAAAACCAAATTTTTCCTTAATGGCTGCCAATTGTTCTTCATTCAATTCATCGACATTGAATTCTGGTGTTGTATGATCTCCCGGGTTATCATCTCCACCGTCTTCAGCGAAGAATTGTAGATTCAATGGCATAAAAAATTTCTTGTTCGTTTTCATGATTTGTTACTCCTTCCATACCTTTTTACGTGGATAAATGCTTGCACTTCCATAGCTTTTAAAGTCTTCAATGCTTGGACAAAATAAAAAGCCCAGCGGCTGCTAGACTTCCATTTCTTGAATTAGTTGTTGTTTCGCTACTTCCATCATGCCGATAGCGTTGAGGGACGTACTTTGTGTGTAAAAGGACGAGATAATTCCATTCTGATCTACACCAACCACAACAATACTTTCCGCATCTTTAAAGAATTCTTTTGATTGATCCATGAACTCTTCATTGCTCACACCACGTTCTTTCTTACGCTTCAATTCTTTGAAATCCATGGGTACCTCCTATAATCGCTATTTAACGCATAACTGCGAGACACGTGGATCACCATCACTTTCCGCCATGCCGGCTTTTGTATTCCGTTGTATCAAAATCAGGTGGTTCTTTTTTATTAATTATGTTCCATCCAGTTTTTAAAATTGTAATTGTAATAACCAACGATAATGCTATTAAAGGCACTCCAACAAGCATTAGGACAAATTTCATCATCATAGATATCACTCCTATTCTTCATAACCTATTTCTGAATCGTCCGGAACAATTCCAGTTCGGCATCCCACGTGATAAGGTGGCGCTGTGATACCGGGTTGATATTCAACTAACAAAAATGTTTTATCTTCTCGATTCACTCGTAAGCATATTTCAGTGGTCCGATCGTCAACATGAACATTGTTTTTGTACTTGGTCAATCCAAAATCTTCAAAGCGTTTAGCAGCTGATAGATTCACAACATTTGTTCCATCTGTACGCACGATAGCTTCTGCCCTGCTCTTGGCCACGTTGTATTTTTTACGCAATTCACGAGCCATATCTGCTGGACCAGATCCACGAATAAATCCTTGAGTAAGAACTTTTTTTAGGTCTTTGGCAAGATCATCTGTATTCCCCCAAATGCTGGAAGAATAATTTTTCCCATTAAATGGAGTTTTTACAATCTGTTCCAAAGCAGCTTTGTTCAATGTGCTTTTAGAGTTTCCGCCGATTATTTTACGATAGGCATATTGAGCTACTTCTTTTAGATATCGATCGAACGACTTATGCAATGCTCCGCTCATTTTTCCTAGGCGCCATTCCATATCTAGATGCAACGCTTCAAGCCGTGTCACTTTTCCGGCTTTGTACTGCTCATTCAGCCGCTTCAATAGTTCGGGATCTTTTTCAGCTTGTTTGAAATATTTCTCAGCATTTGCTCGATAATCAGACAGATCTTCTCGCATGAGCCGTTTCTTTGCTTCCTGCATAGAGATATTGTTTTCTTTGGAGTATTTAGCGTAGAAGTTGTAAATCTCCTTCTGGATGTTCTTACGGCCTTCTGTGTAAATAGTCTGCAACTCATCGAAGAAATCGATATCCGTTCGATCAACATAAGCCATGATTTCATCCATACGACTTGACCAATAATTTGGAGATTTATTGAGTTTAGCCATTTAGGATCAGCTCCTTACTTCGCGGCACCAGTTAGAATACCAATCGTAAATTTTAATGCTTGTTCTTCGTTAAATCCTTCCGCTATACAATTATCAAATAAGCATTTACCTTGTTTAGCTATATACTCTAAACTGCGTTGCATTTCAAAGAAAGTGGCTTCAAGTGTTTGATTGTTCTCATTCATCTTCATTAGTTCTTTTAACTGCTTTTCATTCATCGTCTTCATCCTCCGTTTCAGGTCGTCTTGGCGATGGCTTCTCCCCAACTTCTTCTTTAATTCGTGCCAACTCAACTTCTGGATCTACACCAGTGACTGTTTTCAGAATTTCAAAGAGTGTCTCATCAGAAACTTGCCCCACAAGCTGACTTGCCAATGCAACAATTTCACTGTCTGACTTAGGAACATTGGCTGTAAATATGATATTTGTATCATTGATTTGATCATAAGCAATAGAATCATTGCCTTTGATTCGCCAAATATTAACAGCTAGCCTCAAACGTCGCATCAAACCTTTTTCAAATAAACGCTGCTGCATCACACGACGATTATCGGCTGCCATCAATTTATATTTCATGCTTTCTCCAGACTGGACACCTGAAAAATTATCATCCGTTACATCCGGAGTAAATGTGAAGCGCAAAATATCATTCACTAAGCGTTTCTTGTAGGCTTCAGCGCCTTCAGTATCGTATTCTTTTACAAGGTAAAAGGCATTTGGCTGTGCGCCATTTGGATTCGGATTATCATCTAAGTACATCAATTTCGCACGTTTGAACGCTAATGAAACAGCAAGCCGCGAATTAGGAACGATATTCCCTTCTTCGTCTAAGTCGTTTTGAGCAGTACCGGTATATGGATTTCCAGCAATTACAAGGATTGCATCCATCGTGTCTTGCTGATAATTTGCTAGTTCGGATTGCGAAAGATCATATGCATCGATCGAATCTAAAACTGGCTCAAACGCACCAGTACGATCTTCGTTGTTCGCAAACTCATTAACAGGAACGCCGTCAAATGCATAATCGTCAAAATCGACTAGATGCATGCCCTTTTCCTCTTGATTGCTGTTTACATACATATAAACCATATCTGACGTGTATACATTGATAAAATCTTTGCGAACGCCGTCACCATAATCAAGTGTGTAATAATAAACACCGAATAAAGAATTACTGTCAGTTGTGTCATCGTAAACAACAAATGTTTGTTCCGGATTTAGTTTAACTAATTTGACATAAGCACTTCCTGATTCGTCTAACACTGTAGTCTCCAGTTCATAGGCCCTACCATAAATAGATAAATCCGTCTTTATCAACACGTTATGATAAGTTTCGTTGTTCCTATTATTGAAATCGTCAATGTGTGCTTGGATATTATCGTCATTGTTTTTGTATTGAATAGGTTTACCCAACATGTATCCTTGCTCGAAAATGGTGATATATCGCGCAAAATCGCTAGCAATACGATTATCTGCTGCAAATTCGTCCGTCTTAGCTGGACGGTACTTGATATTGTTGTCTGATAAAGAATACCGTTTAAGTTCTTTCAATCTAGGTACTTGTTCATTTTGATGTCGATTAATGAATTTTTCTAGTCGGGAAATCCAAGTCTCACTATCAAATTCCACCGAATCGAAATCTTCTTGTGCCATTCTAAAAATAGCATTCGCATTTTTGTGGTAGCGATGGTTTCTCAAAAATGTAATATTCTTACTGTCCATTTCGACCTGCCTTTCTAGCCAAAGAAAAACTTAGCTGCTTTCATTTTTTCTTGGATATCTTGTTTACTGTACATATCATCTGAGAATGCATACCGAGTAGCATCGATTGTGTGGTTATCTTTGTCCTCAAGTCGAGGTTTTGGATTTCCATCACGATCTGTTTGATAGTCGATATTCTCAAATTCTCTAGCAATATTAGGTGTTCTTTCAGGATCTATACAAATAAAATCCAAGTCATCTAACCATTGCTCTCCGTACTCCACACTGTCCGGACCTTTTTTCACTCCGAATACTCGGGTCATAAAGTGGTCATTCCTCAATTCGGCTATTGACTTAGGCTCTGCTGAATCGGCATTAATTCGATCCGATTGATACCCTTTCGCACACGCTTTACTTGCAAACTCACGGTTGCTAATCTTCACACCGTAGATTTCGTCAATAGCATAGATACCATTTTTTTTCTTGTCGTAGTGCCAACGTACAAATGCCAGCGGATCAGTAGCGTAGCCAAAGTCAAGACCGTTGCGGATGTTATCGAAATTCGCCACCATCTCGTCAGTGATAGATCCTGGTTCGATTTGTAAGTTGTCAAAAGGAACCACACCTGAACCGATTGCTTCGCCCATATACTCCCATCGATATTTCAACGGCTTATTCTTTTTGACGTTTTCCGCTTCTTCAACAAATTTCTTTGATAAATATGGATTACCAAGATACGTTGAGTGATGAACAAAAGTATTTGAATCGATAAAACTAGATTCATATTTTTTATTAACCCAAGACTGGCGCCGTTTGGGCGGATTGTATGAATAGTAAAAGCTATAATCAAATGGATATACCTTTTTTCGTTGGCTGTCGGAAGTAAATTTCCCTTCCAACTCTTCACGAAGAATTGAATTTTCAATCGTAGTGACTTCTTCTTCGGTTTTGAATTCTGCTAATTCTTCCCACCAGCCAATAGCTAGAGGAAAGTCAGCATCTTTGATTGATTTGATTTTTTCAGGATCATCAGCACCAGCAAAGTAAATCTTATTCCCCCTGGGCTTATATGTGATCTCAAGTTTTGAGTCAACAAAACGAAAAAGATGCCGAACGCCTAAGACGTTTGCAGCACCTTTAAAGTTTGCATAGGATGATTTCAAAATTGTATTTTGTACTTTTCTTATTCCAATTGCAGATACTGGATATTCCATCACATCCAACATAATTCTCATAGGGATATGAAATGATTTGCCGGAACCGCGCCCGCCTTTTAGGACATAGCGAAGATGTTTCTTTTTTTTGGAAGCTATCCAGAAAGATTTGAATTGATCAAGTACGATTTCCGAAAGCCTAACTGTCGTTCGTGTCGTCGATATCATCGACAATCACCACTTTCTGTGCTGCATTGACATCAAGCTTATCATTGAACATTCCCAAATGACGGCCAAGCATTTCTAGTGATCTAGTCTTGTCTGCTAATTTAATTTCTCTTTCGACACTTGTTCCTTTTTCTCCCCACGACTCTTTTACTTTTATTGACTGAATGACTGCCAGATCATCATCGGATGCATTTTCTAAAACTGATGCATCTTTCGGATCAATCAAATCAGTTGCTTTAATAAATGCAATTTTCGCTAATTCTTGAAGCACTCGGTCTTGATTAATGCCAGTACGGCGTGACCGTTCTGCCATTTTTTGTTCAATGTACGTGCGAACCTTGACAATTGTTAACAATCTAGATCCTTGCTGATCGGCTGTTTTTGGACTATAGCCAGCTCTGATTGCAGCTTGCGTGGCATTTAGGTCAATTAAATACTCATCGGCGAATAGCTGCTGCTTTGGACTAAGTTTGGCCATAAATGCCACACTCCTTTCTTTATAAGTAAAAAAAGACACCTTCCTTACGGAAAATGCCTTTACTTTTAATCATAATTTTTCATAATACTATTATGAACTTTAAAATCGGCGCTTTCAATACCACCATTTGGACATCTATAAAACAAGCCCTTCTAAATCAGCTAAGCTATCGATACCAAATAAAAAGATGGAAAGTTCTTCTATCGCTTTTTTCTCATCCCTTCTTATAGTTCGTTCGTCCAGTTCGTAAAAATCAGCAATATCAACTTTTTTAAAATCAGCAGCTGATATATATAATTTATAAAGAATATCACATCTTCTTTGCGTTGCTTCTCCTTTATTTTTACAAAAACTTTGGTAAGAGCCCCAAGTAGTGTTGAAATAATCTAGCATCTTTTTTGTTTTAAATTTGTACTTCATCAGTGCGCGAAGATTTAGTTCCTCGGGATCAAAAATTACTTCCCCGTAATCTTCTAATTCTTCTACGATGCCCTCACAATGCTTTTCTAACAAGTGGTAATTTTTTAAAAGTAATCGTGTATTTCTCAATCGCCAATCTTTTGAAGAAAGATTTGTTTTATTTTCTTGTTTTTGGTGTTCTCTTAAAACAGCTTCTGCGATGATTTCTAACTGGTGTTTCGTCAAATTGTTCGATTTGGCCATTATCTTTTACCCCCATATTCCTTTATCTTTGCTTTTACTGCTGCCATTAATGCTTCTTGGCCAACTTCTTTGTTTTGCAAAGCACTAATTACCTGTTCATCAATCGTGTCTTTAGCCACTAGGTGATGGACGATCACAGGCTGTTTTTGACCCTGTCGATCTAATCTTGCATTGGCTTGTTGGTAATATTCTAGGGACCACGTAAGCCCAAACCAGACGATGATATGTCCACCTTGCTGTAAATTCAAGCCATGCCCTGCAGATTGCGGATGTGCTAAAAGTAAAGGTAGCTTACCTTCATTCCACTTTTGAATATCTCCATCGGACACATCAATTTTTTTCGCTTGTTTGAAACGCATCAACAGCCGATCTAAATCGTGTTTGTATTGATAAAAGACCAAGATGGGTTGTCCTTGTGCCTCTTCGACGATTCGTTCTAAAGCATTTAGCTTTTCTTGATGGATTTCCCACTCATTGCTGAATTCGTCGTATATCGCGCCATTAGCCAGCTGTAAAAGCTTATTAGAAAGTGTGGCGGCATTGCTGGCAACCACATCGGATTCTTCAAGTTCTAGCACGTATTCTCTTTCTAGTTCTTTGTATTGCTTTCGGTCCTTCGCTGACAGTTCAACCTCGACAACATTGTTTATTCGTTGCGGTAGATTCAAATAATCTTTCGCTTTCATACTGACACAGATGTCACTGATTTTTTTGTAAATTGCTTCTTCTGCCCCCGGTACCAGTTGCCAACTGTAAACGATATGTCCATTCTTTTGTGCTGGGACAAAGTATCTATTGCGGTACTGGGTGATTGTTTTGCCTAGCCGTTCACCTTGGTCTAGTAAATAAATCTGTGGCCATAGGTCCAGAAGTCCATTTGGTGATGGCGTTCCGGTTAAACCAATTACTCGTTCCATCATAGGTCGAACCTTTCGCAAAGCTTTAAAACGTTTGGCACTGCTTGATTTAAAACTGGATAGCTCGTCGATGATAACCGTTTTAAATGGCCACCGTCGCTGATAATGATTAACCAACCATTCCACATTTTCACGATTGATTAAGTACACGTCCGCTTTTTTATTTAAGGCATCTAGTCTTTGCTTTTGACTACCTAGAATCTTAGAAAAAGTCAAATGATTCAAATGATCCCACTTTTCAATTTCATCTGTCCAAGTTTTTTCTGCTACAGAAAGTGGGGCGATCACCAGTACATTTTCGATTGTTTCGAATGTATTCAACAGTTCTTCGATGGCAGTCAAACTGGATAATGTCTTGCCCAATCCCATATCTAAAAGCAATGCACAATAAGGATTGTCCAGAATGAAATTCTTTGAATACTCTTGGTACGGATGCAGTTCACATTTCATGTTTTAGATCACCTGCTTTCAATTCTTGGATAAAGTGATCTACCTCGTTTTTTGTATCGATGGCGTATACATCAACGCCTTGTTGATTGATATAACTTTTTATTTTCATCTGATTTTTTCGTAAAGACTCTCCTGGTCTTTTCAATTCAATAAAAAATGTACTGCCTCGAAATATTACGATTCTGTCCGGTACGCCTCTTGTGCCTGGGCTTACCCATTTGTAACATAGCCCACCGATTTTCTTCACCTGTCTGACAAGATATTTTTCGATGTCATTTTCAATTTGCATAGTGCCCTCCTTTTGTGTAACTTTTTTTTTCAACTCACTCAAGCTTTATATAGGAATAAAGGGGGATATACATATAACGTTTATATACATATTCTTTATTTCTTTTAAGAAGAGAAGATAGAAAAAAAGGTTACAAAGTTACATTTAGGCTGTATACGTTGATATATAAGGTTTTACACTGTAACTTTTGTGTAACTTTTCGCGCTTTTTGTAACTTTTTAAAGTTACATTTTCTTAAAAAGTAACTTTGTAACTCTTCTTTTTATCTGATTAATTTTTTTACAATTCAGATTTCCGGTTACAAAGTTACATTTATAGGACTGTAACCTTTTTTTTTCATCAAAAGTTACATTAAAGTTACGCTAAAATCCTGCGTTTCCAGTATCAATTCCCTGCCAACATTTCATGACTTTTCCGTCTACTCTTGTCGGCTTATTTTCAAATCCAAGTTCCTTCATCCGATTGACAAAATTATTCCTGGTCATCGGTTTATACCCAGAACCTTTGCAATAGGTGACGTAATCGCTATAGGCTTCCGCCGCTGGGGTTTTCTTATCATCCCCCAACTCGCATTCATCTTCGATAAATAGTGATAACACATCATTGCCTTGAACCCATTTTTCCACGTTATCTAGCATCCCATTTGAAACAGAAAAACCATTCTGATTAAATGCACGACGTAATCCCTGCATCGCTTTATTAAAGATCCCCGCCGTTTCCTGCTTCATCACAGCCAAAGGAAATTGCTCCTTGACCTCTTTAGTCAACACCTCATCAATGTTCAGGATAATCAGACGACGCTTAAGCCCTCCACTGAAATCACGCATGGCCGGAAGCTCATTCATTGCGAAGGTCAACTTTGCATAATTGTAGAAATAGATTGGGTCTAAGTTTTTCCGATCAGCATAGATCGTATCTTCACCAGTAAGCTGTTTTAATAAAGAACCATCTGCTAGGTACTCAGGCTTTGCATCGGTATCAAAGTTTGCTGTCTTTCGATATAATCCTGCCGGCGCAAATCGTTCGTTCATCAGGTTTTTCAACGTAACAGCGGAGTAATTATCACGACCGATCATATCTTTTAGAATATTCACTAAAGTTGATTTCCCCGTACCAGCTTTCCCGTGAATAAACAACATTTTTTGGAAATTGTACTCGCGATAAAAATTGTAGCCAAACCATTCGTAGACAAAGTCTGCATTTTCCTCCCCGACGATTCGCTTTAAAAATCCGTCAAATACCGGACAGTCGGCAGAAGAGTCATAAATTACTGGGTGCGAGACACGAGCATAGAGTTTTTTATCAAACCCTGGAGAAAAGGAATCTTTTTTAATGTCATACACTCCGTTTGCTAGGACCAACTTGTTCAGATCCATTTCTTGAAATTCGTTCTCCGTATAAGCGAGGTTCTTAATACTGGCGATCGTCTCAGTGATATAGCGGATTTTTGATTCTTTGATCAGTTTTTTGTTCGTGATATAACTTCTTAAAAATTCATCGACACCACCACACCAAATGCCAGAAGAAGGATCATACCTTAAAAATTCAGAACCATCATAAAAGATAGGAATTTCGGACAACACTTCTTGCGCCAATAAGTACGTGTTGATCACTGGTGCCCCATTTTGATCAAAAGTAAGCCATTTCGTTTGGATGGATTCTTCTTCATTGATTTCAAATGCATCAAATTCCTCAAGTGCCTCACCTAGCCGCTCTTTTTGCATCTGTCCCATGACCAATTCATCTTCTTGAAGGAACTCGTTCATGGCCCGATAGCTTTTCATTTTTTGCGGTGGCGTACCAGCTTTAGCATCATCATCTAAATCACCAAACTTATGAATACGCACGAGGTCAAAAGCATTCACCAGTTGATCACCGACTGGATCGGTTCCGTGATGGCTGTATGCAAACTTGTCATCATAAATAACCAAACCGCCGCTGGTGGACCCACCCAAATAGGTCCAGCGATCATCACGACCTGTGGGTCCGTAGATTTCTGGCAAGAACGTTTCTATCGCAGACACGATATCATACGAGCGACAGAATGCCCCGACAACGCCTTTTTTCTCTAACGGATCTCCTGCTTTTTTAGCTTGGCTTTCCCTAATTGAATGCCCTCGGCTGCTCTCTGGCCAAAAACTGGAATCGCGCCAATCCTCGTATCCTGACAAAACTTCATCTGGATCTACCCAAGGCAAATCCAAGTAATCTGTAAAATATTCGCCATCCAATGAATGGCTAGGGAAATACATTAATCGCTCTGCTTGATAGGTCGTATCGTCGAAATTATCCATCCCAAAGATTTCCGCTAGCTTGCGGGCTAAAGGTTCATATTCTTCTGCTGTCACAGGCCGTTCTAGTGGAATGATCAAGCGATAACGCGGACCTTTCACTAAATGGCTATGCGTCGTATAAATGGCAGCCGCATGATCAAACAACAACTTGACGTCTTCCCAGAAATCCAATGTTGTGCTATCGGCATCAAGGGTAACTAGACTGCGCTGTTGCGCATGTCCGCGTTTTCGCTTCCCTTCTTTTAACCAGCCACCGACAAAGCCTCCAACATCTTTGATATCGTCTTGGCGTGACTTTGGCATCTTTTTGTAGTCACTGACTGTCTCTTGTGTAACAGTAGGTGTTGCTAAACGTTGTAAAAAATCAGACCAGTTTTGGCTACGATTTTTCCATTTCTTTTCTGTTTTGGAACTACCAATGGCGAGATGGATCTCACCGTTGTATTTCAGATTTGGCAACTTTTTAGGTTGTTCCATCTCTCAACCATTCCTTTCCTTGTTTCAAGTGTCAAAAAAAATAAGTATTTTGTAAATTACCGAACTTCGACATCCGGAATCAACGCACTAGGTTTCAATGTGATTTTAAACCGATACTGATTGGCTTCTGTCCACTCTTGTTGCTCCACGATATATACAGTAGTCGGAGACAACCCAAGAAAATGCTTTTGAAACTCGTCTTCGCCTGTCTTGGCTGTGATTTCCAACTGGTTGTCAGCTGTATCTGCTGTGATTGAAAAGTTGCCTTCAACTGTGTAAAGAACTTCGTCTGTAACTGTATTGATAAAAGTTACCTTGCGTAAAATCTTGAAATTGTCAGCATCTTGGCTAAGATTATTTGAAGCGACATCCGCATCATTACATCCAGCTAAAACAACTAACCCGATTGATGCTAAAATAATTAATAATAGTTTTTTCATTTAATTCCCCTCTTTTTCATCCAATTTTTTACCGATGATCACCGAAATGACCATAATCACCACGAATCCAGAAAACCCTAATACCGCATAAGCCATAGCTATCCCCCACTTTCTATAGCTTTACGAACAATTGGATCTCGATACAACATTTTATACTTGAGTTTTTCTTGCTGCAGTTGTTCTTCAAGTTGCTCAATCTGTTTCTGCTGGTCCACAATTGTAATAGTTAGACAACATAGTGCCAGAACAGATAAGATCGTTATGACAATTGTTTGTTTATGATTCATTGGTTTTCTCCTATTTAGGTCGTTGTCCATTCCCCTGAACATTAGTGCCTCGATATTTTATAGCACAATCCGCATGTTGAATTTTCCAATAACCATTTTTCCGTTCAAAATGCCCTTTGCCTTTTTCAACGTATCCACCGCAACGATAGCAGTAGCCCGGATATTTATTTCTCATTGTCTTCACTCCTTCAGTTGGTTATTTTGGTGGATAGCTGACTATGCACCAAAACTCATCGTATTAGCCGCAGCTTTTAAATAAGCATTTCGATTAAGCGCTGATTGAAACCTTACAACCAATAAATGTCCATCACTGTGTGCAATTTCATGCGGTGTTAAGCTATTTGAAAATTTATCTAGTTCTTTTTGAAGTTCATCTTTTCCCATCTCACTTGTATCAAAAACTTTATAAAGCCAAACCACATCTTCATCTTTCATATTCTTTCCTCCTAGTTGTGTATATCTTCCGATTGCTGACTCACGCAATGTCTTCAAACAAAATGGCATAGTCATCAATGTCCAGAATTTCGGCTATTTCTTGTACCTTTTTTAGGGTTACATTTGCCGTTTTATCCCTTGCTGATTTTGCATTACCGCCCATTAAATCAACCAATTTGACGCCTTTGTTTTCCACATGCCATTGGACGTTTGTCCAAAATACTTCGAGAATGTTCATTTCTCCACTCCTTCGTTTCTTTGCGAACAGCAGCACCATCTTTATTGCAGACAGGACAGTTGATTGCTACTGCCCGACCAAATTCATTTTTACTCCAAATAATCCTTTCGCCTTTACATCGATTGCATTTCATGGGATCACCTAATCTTTCATGTAGTATTTCGTCTCAAAACCGGCTGCCGCTAACGGTAATCCTTCTGCCCATTCAGGTACAACTGACATGATTTGATTCATTTCTTCAACGGAATGCACGCCATCTGGAACTTCTGCAACAGCCTCATCATGTACATGAAAGACAACGGGATAGCCCTCTTTTTCCAGTCTCATCATTGCTTCTGCTAAAATATCTCTGGCTGTCGCTTGGACAATGTTTTCCACTAGCTTTCCACCATAGGTCTGCTGTTTCGTGAAAACGACTTTGTCCCCCTGTCCTTCATAAAAGATTGCTGGGCCATAGTTTTCTTCTTCTAGATGCGCTTTTGCATAAGCTAGTTTGCGACCACTTGGCAGCTGAATAAAAAGAAATCCGTTCTTTTTGTAGAACTTTAACCCTTTAGGCCCTTTTTTGATGCCACCGTTTTGAAGGCAGGCAATGACTGCTTTTTGTGTGTCATACCAAAACGAGCGAATGCGTTTGTTGGCATCTCGCCATCGATCGACGATATCCTGCAGTTCATGTTCTTCAATACCATTATCTAGCGCCCCCATTGCTTTTAGCGCACCAGGACCACCTTGATAGCCTAGCGCCAGAGTTGCCACTTTTCCCCGTTGCCGCATGGCTTTACCTTCATTATTTTTCCAATCATAGCTTTCTACCTCCCCAAGGTGAAACATCTGTGCCGCAGTCGCTTCATAGATTTTCCCGTGCGTTCGAAATACATCTAGTACCCACTCTTGATTTGCATACCAAGCAATCACACGGGCTTCAATCGCTGAAAAGTCACTAATGATAAATCGATGCCCTTCTTTTGCGACCAATCCTGTCCGGATCAATTGTTTTAAAGTATCCGGCACACTGTCATACATCCACTCGATTGCTTCTGTATCTTTCGCTTTGATCAATTCTCTTGCAAAGCCGATTTCATCCAAGTAGTTTCTCGGCAAATTTTGAACTTGTAACAATCTCCCAGCCCAACGTCCCGTCCGATTAGCCCCATAAAATTGCAGAATGCCATGAATTCGCCCATCGCGACATCGGGCACCATCCATCATGAGATATTTTTTCGTGCTTGAATTTGATAGATTCAACCGTATTCTTAGCGCCCTCTCAACGTTTTCTGGTAAGTTGCCACTATTGACTGCCGCGGTAACTAACTCTTTACCAAGTGTTTCAAAAGGAGCTCCTTGCTCTTCTAACCACTCTTTTAATTGTTTCAAGCTATTGGGATTTTCTAAACCAGTCACTTGCTTGAGTTCTTCCATATTTTTAGTTGTTAATTCTTCCATGATTTCAATCGCTGCACTGGCAAGTTCGTGATCGATTTCAGCCCCACGATCATTAATCCGTTGGTCCAGTGAATACAGTGCCCATTCACTCTCTTTTACTGGGAAACGATTTAGTTTGTCCGCTATCGTCATTTCAACCACTACGTCTTGGATACAATAATCAGTAAACGTCTGCCATTTGTCTGGATCATGATCTGGAAGATTCCTTGTCCGCATCCCATTTGCCTTAGTCGGTTTGCAAGGTTTCGAAAAATAGTTAATTAATTGTGTCCCACGAGTATCCTTTTGTTGTTCAATATTTAAGTATTTTGCACATTGCCCTAACGAAGCTGGCAGTCCTAATTCATTTGCATGGACCATCGTACAATGCCACTGTTCTGGATCTAAATAGTATGGAATACCCAAATGTTTCGATAGGCAAACCCGTTCAAATTGCGCATTAAAGGCAATCTTGAGAACATTTTTATCCGTTAATGCATGCAGTACCTCTTCCGGAATTTCACTGATTGTCATATCTTCGCATTCGACGGTTCCGCCATCGATAGAATAAGCAAAAAGTAATATTTCAAAGTTTGGACTGTCCGCATATTTGTAGACACCCACTTTTGTCAGATCTTCATCTGAATATGTCTCAATATCAATATTTAAGGTTTTGATAACGCTTCACCTCTTTCTTTGGTATAATTTATTTGAACAAAAATAAGGGAGGAAGAACAAATGAATATTTATCAAATGCAAGCGCTAGACTGTGTCCTGAAGGAAAATAAGTATCTCAATAAAGTAGATTTCAACTATATAATTATTTTCAAAATGAATAATGAACTTTATGAAGCAGACTTTTTGGAAGTAGACGAAAGTGGTGTCATTCTTGAAAATCCTACAATCACTCCAACAGGAGGAATCTCTCAGTTCGAATACTATTATGACTCCTATAAAGAAAGTCCTCTTAAGAAGGCTAATATTCAGGTATTCCCTAGACAAGGTGGTCCTTACTCTAGAAAACTCCAAAATATTCTAATTGAAGGAAAATCACTTCATTTAATCCACAAATCTCTTCTTGAAGTAATTGAGAACACAGAAGGTACCAATAACTTGGATCCTATTATTTACAACGTTAAATCCTTAACTCATGACTACCAACTTCCTTATATGCTAGTAGACGAATCCACTGAATTTGAATGGATTTCTTTAGATAAAAAAGAAAACTAACAAAAGATAAGGGGGGCTTTGCAGCCCCCTATTTACTTTTTATGCAAACATGTCGTCGTCACTGCCGTCCTCTTCTTCTTCATCCCAGTCAAGATCACCGAAATCAGATTCAGCATTGGCACGTCCGCCAAGGAAGTCACCTTTTCCTGTTGTCAAAATGTTATTAAGACCAGCTGTCACACCTTTATTTCCTGCAGTATTGTAAGCGTAGAAATTGATTGACGCAATCGCATAAACGCCAGAGTATACATCATCCGCATCATCCGTTTTGACAAGTATGCCATCTTCACGCTTCACTACTTGAGGTTTTGTTTTAGAAGAGACGTTGATAAACATTGCATTTTCAAATTCAGGGCGCTCTTCTGTATCCATTTCTTCATCACCATCACGCAGAGACGTTTTCAAACGATCAAATTTAACACCTTTCAACTTGTCTGATTTCCCAGCTTCATAAGCTGCTTTAATTGCGCTGTTCATTGCTTTTAGAGTTTCCTTATCATCTTTCGAAATAATTAGCATCGTAGAATATTTTGCCTCTTGCCCTTCAAATGCATGAGGTTCCAACACGTGGACAAAGCTCAACCGTACTTTATTTGTAATTACTTTCGTTCCGTTTACTTTTGCCATTATAATTTCCTCTTTTCGTTTTTTTTAGTTAAACAAATCATCTTCGATGTCGTTTACTTCCGGTTCATTCTTTTCTAGGTGCTCATGGATACTGCGCAGAATAGATTCCCGTGCAGATTCCATCGACTTCAAATAACTTTTCACATCAAGGGTCGTTGATTCATCCAGCAGATAGGCGTTTCGTACAACACTACCTAAACAATGTTCGATAGTGGGATAATACCCTACAAATTGATACACCATTTTTCCTTCACTGTTACTTCGCAATACGTGCAATTCTAAGTTTCTGGGATCGGACCGGATGATCTGATACCCTTCTCCTTGAAAAACAATGGCCTTTTCCTGTTTTTTCGGCATTGTCAGCCCACTCCTTCAAAATCATTTAACGCATCTTCCATACTATTAAGCGCTGGACGCTTGTCCTTTTCAGTAACAAGTACGGGCTTGCCTTCTGGCTTCACGATAAAATCGCTGGCCAGTTCTGCAAATTTCTTTTTACCAACAACTTTTTCTAACTGCCCAATTGCTTGTAATGCACGAGGTTTAAGAATTTCATCATCATCAAAACCTTCTGCCTCCAATAGGAAGAGCAAGGATTCTTCATCACTGATTTTTCGATTACTTCGCCCAGCGACAACTTTCCATCCCGGAAACTCCTCGCCTTCTGTCAACGCTTTATTCAGTGCGTACTGTTCAACATGATCTAACCACTTTTTAATTTCAGGTGCCCGATCAAGAATTTCAGCAATCTCTTCGTTTGTCAGAAGAGGTGATTCCTTTAATTCGTATTTATCGACTAGCAAAAAGTTCCTTTCCGCCCTTAACCTCAGTTGCGCTCGAACCTTGGAGAATTTAACCACATCATCAGTGATTGTCCACTCTCCTGTACCTTCCCAGGCTTGTGCTGCCCGTGGCGCTACATAGTTGTCAGCCCAGTAGAGTAACTCCTCTTTGTCAATCTCGAAAGTTGAGACATTGTCTAAACGAGGCTGAACAATTGTCATACGAACCGTTTCAAACTCATAAATGATGTCATATTTGTCTACTGCCCCAAGTGCATACAGCATCAACTGTGGGTTGAGATACGCGTCAACAGGAACACCTTTGCCGTACTTCAAGTCAATGATCTCGATCGTATTGTCTGCCAACACGACCACATCCGAGGTGCCAAATCCTTCGGGTACCCATTTTGTGAAATCAACTTTTTGTTCAAGTTCGATCACAGCATCTTGATAATGGTTAACACGTTCTTCAACCAAGTCACAGTAAGCTTCAACATAATCTTCCATGGATTGATCATAGTAGCTGTTTTCAGATCGAAACTTTTTCAATTTGGTATTCACTGAACGAGTAGCCATCAACTTGAATCTTTTTGCCAAAGCTAACTCTGCCAGTTCATGGGCGGCAGTCCCTTCTTCGGCAAATGAACTGCCTCGATCTTTGAACTGTTCTTCTAATCGTGCGATAGGTGGACAAATCAGCCACCTATGTGCACTACTAGCCCCTAAAAGGGCATGACTTCCCACTGGCATACTTATTCACCCACCAATGCTTCAAGATCAGTAATGAAAGCAGAATAGTCTTCTTCTTTCAGATCAGACAACTTACTCGCATTAAAGCGTTCAAAAGCTGTCAAAATGGCATCCCGTTTCTTTTTGGCTATAGCATTTTTCATTGCTGCTTGTACATCTGCTTTTGTCGCACCAGGATGTTGTCCGGCTGTGATCGATTTTTCAGGTTCTTCTTGTCCCACTTTTTCAGTAGGCTCTTGAACTTCCCCAGTTGTGGATGGTTCGGTGTCTGAGGTCGAGTCCGTAGAGACCTCTTGCTTTTTTTCTACGGGTTTCTTTTCCTCTTTTTTTGCTTTTGAAGCTTTCTTTTTAGGCTGTTTTTCTTCAATTTCTGATGCGATTAATTGAATAGGATTGCCCACATACGAACGAATCTTTTCGTGTAACTCCTCAACTGACTCTGCGCTAAATGATACTTTGATTGATGACATAATTTAGTTCCTCCTAGTATTTTTTTAGTGTGTTCTAACTGGCGCGATAAGACCTTGAAACAGTCCTTCAACCTTAAAAATCATTGGTTTTAAAGAACCAGATACAAGCAACTCTGTGACGCCGATACTACAATCTGCAATGAACGCCATAACATAACTCAGATACGTACAGTTAAACGTCAGGCTAATACCATCACTGTCTCCGGTTACGTAATCCGCAAGTCGGAAATCAGAACTGATCACTGTGTTACTAATGTGAAAGCTTTTATCCTGAACGCATACATTAACCAAACTATTCTTTTCAAATCCTTTTAAGAATTTAGCAATCTTCGCAGCCTCTTCTGGTGCTAATAACCACGTAGCCTCGATGTTCGAAGGGAATAACCGAGATACCTCAGGATAAGACCCTTGTATTTCTCGCATTTCTTTCGGATGTAAAACCATATCTGGTAATGGATCTACCCTTAAATCGATTGCACTCACCAACCGTAATAAGATATGCCCGTTTGTTGCTTCAATATCTCCATCTTGCGTATAGTGGAAACCTTTTAGAATAGGACGTGATGGCGAATTTGCAACGAAGTTTAGTAAATGACGATAGGTGTTTTGAGGTTTTAATTTCATTGTGTTATACTCTCCTTGAATGAATTTAATTATTTACTGTTTGGCTTACACTAGCAGGAACTGGTGTAGGCTCTTTTTGTACTTCCGCAATTTTGTTTCCATCTGCTGAGAAGTACGTATGCGTTTCTACGCCTGCAAAGATTACAACTGTATGAATCACACGTTCTTCTTTGGATTCAATACTGAGCGATCCGGCAGTTACACTTCTTGATTGCATTGGCTGTTCTGTCTGCATTGATACTTCCTCCTTCTTCTCATATTGGGCAAATCGAGCATCATTGAAATTTTGCATTTGTTTTTTTGATTTAATGCTTGTTGTTCCGGGTTTTACATTAGTAGTGATTTTGCCTTCTTTTCTCAACCTATTTACCTTTTGGACAACCTTTGTATATTGTTTTCCAGTAATTCGTGCAAGCTCTGGATAATTTGACACATATCCATTAGTGTCGAATTCAACTTTATCCAAAATCATTGCAACTTCTTGGTTAGTCCAGTGTGCCAAACGTTTACTTTTAATTTTTCCTATTGATTGCAGCTTAGAAGCTTTTGTTGAACAAGACGCCTCAGATCTTCCTAATGTCTCTGCAATATCAGCGTAAGAACTGCCTTGCTTATACATAGCAATCAATCGTTTTTCTTCTGTAGCAGTCCAAGGTCTGCCTTTACTATCAAAAGCAAGTTCTCGTTTGGTCTTAGGTAATGCACCATCACGACGCAACTCATATATTTTTTTTGAAACTGCAGCAACTGATCTTCCTAATTTTTTTGCCATATCCTCGACATTAATGACCTCATTTGTTTCAGCCAATAAAGCATTTTTTTGAATATAAGAAACTTCTTTAGTAGTCCAATACTTCATTTTTATCACCTCCTCAATCGTCTCCTATAAGCTATCTCGTCATACTGAATCAGCCACCACATAATTGACACCGGTAATACGATTAAAGCCCAATCTGGTAATTGACGGTGGTTTCCGAACCAAACGCCTAGAAAGAATATGGTGATCAAGAACGCTGACCTTCGTAAACTTTTCATAGAATCTTTCCTTTCTTTGGTATAATTTCCTTATCAGTCAGTGGTCGGCTGAAATAATTGATAAGGGGGTGATTATTTGTTAGTCGACGCAAAAGAGTTTGCTTTAGCAGTTGTTTCCTCTTCTAATCCAAATTTGACCATCCAAGAAAAATTTGAATTATATGAATCAGCTTATGCACTTGCAAAATCTAAAATCGAGCAAGAGTCTAAAGAACGGAAGAAAAACCAACCTTCGGTTCAAGATAAAATTAACGCTGCAAAACAGTTGGGGCTTTAGCTAAAGCTAGGAGGATTTCTGCTATCGTGCGGATTTCCTCTTTTTCGTAATCCTGACTAAATCTGCTAAACGTAGATACAGCGACTAAACTTAAGTGTTGTTCAGCTCCTTTAAATGCCGTTTCATACATTTTCAATAGATCTTTTTCCTTTTCTTCCATCTTTCTCACCTCAAATCTATTTGCCGATACAACCGACATTGATAAAGTAACTCCTGATACCTTTTGAGATCTCTAACTAGCAAATCTCGTTGAGAGTCGCTCAGTATGCTTTTGCGATCGTGTAGCTGCTCGTGCGAGCTGTGTACTTTCTCTTTGGCCAAGGTGTCAATCAGCAGCTCTTGTTGTAGTGTGTAGTTCATGCACTATCCCTACTTTCACTACTAGATCTTTTGGAATGATACTCAAGTCTTTCATCGGCCGTCATTTTACGAATTGAAATTGAAACACGTTCGCCAGATTGTTCTTCATGAATCCTTTCCAAAGCCCTAGCTAATCTATCGAGATTCAAACTTCCGTTTATTTTAACTGTCATTGAACTCCCTCCTTTTTGTATCGTTTACGATACATTCAGTTAAAAAAAATAGCCAATACTTCATCATTGTTCAAATCAAGAGCTTTGGAGATAACCTGAATTTCGTTACGAGTAAAATCACTGTTCCCATTTTTTTTGTTATAAAAAGCTGATTTACTCATATCAATACCGTAGCTTTTCAACTTAACTAAGAATTCTTCGATAGTCATCTTATTAGCTACTATTTTTGCACGTAGCAGTTCTTCTCGCATATCATGTCCTCCTCTCTTATTGTGTCGTTTACGATACTCATATTAGCACCTGTGCATTCGAGAGTCAACATAAAAGTTTCTTAAAATACACAAAAAATGTTTTTTATAACACTATTGGTTTACAATAAGATACAAAAGTAGTAAAATTACTTCTATAAAAGTCTAAGAATGATAGGAGTGAAATTGATGGCTACATTTAATTTAAAAAAACGTAGAGAAGAACTGAATTTATCGCAAGAATCTGTCGCTGAATCTATTGGCGTTACAAAAGCAACTGTAAGCAAGTGGGAAAAAGGCGATATAGCTAATATGAAGAGAGACAAAATCGCTTTATTAGCAAAAGTTCTTAAAGTTAGCCCTTTAAGCATCTTGGGATTAGAAGATGTTAGTGATAGTGATCGAGTGATGATTCCTATATTAGGAACAATAATGTGTGGTGAACCAATTTTAGCGGAAGAGAATATCGAAGGTTATAGAGAAGAGATTGCTGACTTTTTACCATCTGGTGAATTATTCTTTCTTAAAACAAAAGGTGACAGCATGGAACCTACAGTGCCTGAGAAAAGCTATGTTTTACTAAGAAAACAAGAAGATGTCGAAGATGGCGAAATAGCTGCAGTTATAGTTAATGGGGATAATGAAGCAACATTAAAACGAGTAAAAAGACAAAATGGAATAGTTATGCTTATTGCAGATAACAAAGATTATAGTCCAATATTGATTACCCCTGAAAACCCCGCGCGTATTATTGGTAAAGCTGTTAAAGTTAGTTTCGATCTATAAAAAATCCCCTACCAAAGTTGCGACTTCGATAAGGGATCAGTATATTATGCATATTAATTATATCAAAAAAGAGGTGAAAATAATGGCAAAAATTAAATGTCCTAAATGTAGAAGTACCGATGTTGAGTTTATGAGCAATAATAGAAAAGGTTTTTCAGCTGGAAAAGCAGCGGCTGGTGCTGTGCTGACTGGTGGTATTGGTCTGTTAGCTGGTTTCGCCGGAAAAAAAGGTAAAAATGAATTCTTCTGCAGGAAATGTAACAATACTTTTTTGCATAAATAAAAAAACACGCTCCTCCGACCAAGAAAGCGCGTGTTTAAAATAAGGCAATAGCTTATTTAGCTATGCCTATTATACTAAATAATAGGATGTGATTCAACTTGCAACGAGTAGCGATTTATATGCGTGTATCAACTGATCAGCAAGCGAAACATGGTGACAGTTTAAGAGAACAACAAGAAACATTGGATGAATACATTAAGCAAAATAAAAATCTCAAAGTTGTAGATAAGTATATTGATGGCGGTATATCAGGTCAGAAATTAAATAGAGATGAATTCCAGCGATTACTCGATGACGTGAAAAATGATCAAATAGATCTAATACTTTTTACGAAGTTAGATCGCTGGTTTCGTAATTTGAGGCACTATTTAAACACTCAAGAAATATTGGAAAAACACAATGTTTCATGGAATGCCGTGTCTCAACAATATTACGATACAACTACAGCGTACGGGAGAACTTTTATCGCACAAGTGATGAGTTTTGCTGAATTGGAGGCACAAATGACCTCAGAAAGAATTAAGTCTGTTTTTTCCAACAAAATCCAACAAGGTGAAGTTGTTAGTGGGAAAGTCCCTTTAGGCTATAAGATTGAAAACAAAAGATTAGTTCCCACTCCTGATAAGGATATTGTGATAGATTTATTTGATTATTATGTTCGAGTTGGATCTTTGAGAAAAACAACAACTTATCTAGAGGAAAAACATGGAATAGTTCGAGATTATCAAAGTGTTCGAAAACTTTTAACCAATGAAAAATACATCGGCAAACTTCGAAATAATCCAAACTATTGCGAACCTATTATCGACAAAGATGTTTTTGAAACAGTTCAACTAAGGCTATCTCAAAATGTAAAAACTAGCGGTTCACACGATTATATTTTTAGGGGACTTGTTCGATGTGCAGATTGTAATGGCAGCATGTCTTGTTCAACTTTAAAATCAAAGTATATAAAAAAGACAGACGGAGAAGTATCATATTACATTCGATCTTGTTACAGATGTACCAGACGAAGGAACAACCCTACAAGATGTAAAAATAAAAAGACTTATTATGAGCGAGCATTAGAACGTTATTTGCTAGATAACATACAGACGAATATTGCAATGCATGTAAGAACTTTGAAAAAAGAGGTAACAAAGAAAGATTCTGTAAAAAGAAAAAAAGATGCTCTTTTCGTAAAAATCGAAAGATTAAAAAAAGCCTATCTTAACGAAATTATTGAGTTAGATGAATATAAACGTGATAGAGAAATGTTGGAAAACGAAATAGCCAATTTAAAAGAACCTAAAATCAATAAAAATATAGCTCCGTTAAAAAAAGTCTTGAGTGATGACTTCTTTGAAAAATATGAAAAAGCTTCAATTAATCAAAAAAATGAGTTATGGCGCTCAATAATAGAATCAATAGAGGTTAGTGTAGATGGATATATCACTATAAATTTCTTGCCGTAA